ATGGAGGAGTTTTACCTACCGTTTGACCCTATAAGCAGTGATGGCAGAGATGAAGCTACGCTAGATCTGTTAATAGAACATTTTATAGAAACAGAAGAGTACGAGAAATGTCAAGAGTTATTGAATTTAAAAAAGAAGTATTTAAGCGCACCAGAGGATTAGCTCCAGCTGCAAATAAGTACTTAAAAAATGGTTACTATACAGATGCATTACCAGGAACAAAGCCTTACTTTGAATATTGGGATGAAGAGAGACGTAGATGTCTGTATGGCTACACTCACAATGGTGTAACTATAACAGGTAATCATTATTTTTATCTAAACTACTGCCCCATTGACAGATCTGTTGATGAAGAACTACCAGACGGTACAATTATAGCGCGAAGAGAGCGTACATTCCCAGCATTTTACGACGGAGATTGGAAATATTTCTCATCAGTAGATAGATGTAGGAAAGAAAACAAGCATATGACGGTATTAAAAGCACGTCGTAAAGGATTTTCTTATAAAGCTGCTGCTATGCTCGTACGTAACTACTTTCATATGCGTAATAGTAAGAACTATGTTTTTGCAGGACAGAAAGAGTACCTGATTGGTGATGGATTACTGTCCAAAGCTTGGGATATTATGTCATTTGTAGATGATAATACTGCATGGACGCAGCCAAGACTACGAGACAGGGAAATGCACAAACAATCTGGGTACAAAAAGAATGTAAATGGTGCACTTGTAGAGATGGGAATGAAATCACAAATTATAGGCGTGTCACTAAAAGATGATCCAGACAAAGTGCGTGGTAAGGCAGGTGAACTTATATTTTTTGAAGAGGCTGGGTCATTTCCAGGATTATTAAAAGCATGGGAGGTTGCTATGCCAACAATGCGTCAAGGTAGTAAAACATTAGGTACTATGATTGCATTTGGTACAGGTGGTACAGAAGGATCAGATTTTCAAGGTATGGAAGAGCTATTCTACAATCCAGATTCGTATGACTGTTTAGCTTTTAAGAATGTGTGGGATGACGGTGCTATGGGCACAGAGTGTGGGTACTTTGTACCAATATTTGAGAACTTAGAAGGGTTTATAGATGATGATGGTAACTCTTTTGTAGATAAAGCTATAGATTTTGAAGAAGGAAACAGGAATAAAAAGAAAGGTACTAATGATCCAAAAGCATATGATCAGTATATAGCAGAACATCCTATGTGCCCGGCAGAAGCTACATTACAAGTATCTTCAAATCTATTTGATATATCATCACTACAAGAGCAATATAATAAGGTAAAAGCAAACAAGCTACATGCTATAGGTACTGCAGGTAAACTGTATTATGGTAAAGAAAATAGAATAAAGTTTGAGCCTGATGGAGATGCTAGGCCAATCCTTCGATTTCCACATCGTAAAGAAGATAATCTGGAAGGAGCCATTGTTCTCTACGAAGGTCCTTATAGAAACCAGGAGGGACAAACTCCACATAACCTATATCTAGTTTGTCATGACCCGTACGGACAAAACCAATCAGCAGACTCCAGTTCTCTTGGTGCTGCGTATGTGATAAAGAGAATAAATAATATATCAAAGCCTGATGATTTAATTGTTGCTAGCTATGTAGGTAGGCCACACACGCAGGACGAATATAACAAAAATTTATTTATGTTAGCTGACTATTACAATGCTAAGATAGGATTTGAGAACGATCGTGGTGCTGTAATACAATATGCAAAGCAGCACAGAAAGTTACACAGATTACAGGAAGAGTTTGAGATGTTAGATAAGAAAGAACTAAGATCTAGAAATGTAAAACGTAACTTTGGTATGCATACAACAGAAGCTAGGAAGAGGCAGGGTGAGTTGTATATAAGAGATTGGTTGAACGCTGTAAGATCTGATGATGGAGATAAGGTAACACTTAACTTACATAAGATATATGATTTAGGTCTTTTACAGGAGCTAATAAAGTTTAATCATAAGGGTAACTTTGACCGTGTAATGGCACTGATGGTAGGGATGTACCATACACGAGAGTTATACAATGCGGAGGTTAAAGAGATACTAGAAGATAACGCATCAAACGATTGGTTTGATAAGAATTATCGCTAGTGTTATATATATAAATAATAGTTTAAAATGTATACACCTCGTTAATGTGTGTATAAAAAATATTAATTTTGCAGGATATGTATCTAGGGGGAGAAAAAATACCGCAGCAAAAGCTGCCTTTATCAAAGAAAAATAAAAAGTGGAAAGAAGCTTGTGTTGAAGCTTTTATCGACTTATCTAATCAAGGTGTATCTAAGAGAAGAGACTACATCAGAACACTGTATGACTACTACAATGGTATAATTGAAGAGGAAGACTATCGTTACGTTCTTGCCCCATATGGCAAGTCCCGCAATAATTTCCCCTCTAAAATGCGTAACTATCCTATTATCAAGCCTATCATTGATCTTCTATTAGGTGAGAAGTCTAAACGACCTCTCAATTATACCGTAGCAGTCCTTAACGAGGATGTAGTATCTGAAAAAGAAAAAGCAAAGCAGATGGTGTTTATGCAAAATATGCAGGCACAGTTTGCTAATAAGATGATGCAGATGGGTATTGCTCCTGAAGAAATGCAAGAGCAGCAGATACAATTACCTGAAGATATATTAAAGTCTTTTGAAAGAAGTTACGTAGACAACAGAGCTATTATAGGTCAGAAGTCTATGAATTACATAATGCAAAATGCAGAAGTGTATGATAAATTACAGAAAGGCTGGTTTCACTATTTAATATCTGGAGAAGTTTACACAGAGAGAGGTGTTCGTAATGGAGAACCTTTCTATGATATACTTAATCCTCTTGATGTAGATTACGACAAAGATCCAGATCTAGAGTTTGTAGAAGACGGAGACTGGGCATTAGTTCGTAAGTACGTACATGTCTCAACAGTAGTTGATCACTTCTATGACCTACTAACACCCGAACAAATACTAGAGCTAGAACAGCCTAGACAATCAGATATTGATTCATACTTACTATTTAGACGAGCTGAAACATCTAAGGATGAGAATGCATATAGAAATAGATTGATAGAAGTTGTAACAGTATACTGGAAATCAAGAAAACGTATAGGATTTTTGACATACCCAGATCCAATGACTGGTACAATAGAAGAAGAGATTGTTGATGAAAGTTTTAGAATGCCTGCAGAAATGAAAGCCATGGGTGCTAAAGTAAAGTACACTTGGGTAAATGAAGTATGGCAGGGCACAAGAATAGATGGTAGAATGTATGTAGATATACATCCTGTATCTAATCAAAGAAACACAATGAATGATCCATCTGTTTGTAAGTTACCTATAAATGGTAGACGATATTCAGATATAAACGCAAAGAACATATCTCTAGTGTCACTAGGTATACCCTACCAGTTGAACTACAACATCTACAAGTATAGATTAGAACTAGCTATTGCAAGATCAAAAGATATTATAGCACAGTTTGATATTAACATGATACCAAAGAAGTGGGACATGGATAAGTTTATGTACTATGTAGAAGGTACAGGTATAGCATGGGTAGATTATAACAAAGAAGGTATTGCACTAAATCCACAGCACCAGTCTGTATTAGATATGTCAATCAAGACTATATCTCAGTATATTACTTTGCTAGAGTCTATACTAAACGAATGGGAAAAACTATCTGGTGTAAACAGACAAAGGCAAGGTAGTGTAGGACAATACGAAGGTAAAGGATCTACACAGCAAGCTATTGTACAATCTTCACATATCACAGAAGATATGTTTAGAAAGTTTGAGCATTTAGAGCAAAGAGACTTACAAGCATTACTTGACTACTCTAAAGAAGCTTGGTTGACAGGTAAGAGCGGGGCATATGTAATGCCTGATGGAACTGTAGAGTATTTAACTGTAGATCCGTTATCACACTTAGAGGCAGACTACGGTATATTTGTAACTAACTCTGGTAAGGAGAAAGAGAAGATAGATACTATCAGACAAATGGCTCAGTCTATGATACAAAATGGAATGCCAGCATCTGCTATGGCAGACCTACTAGAACAAGAAAGCTTTACTGAGATTAAGCATAAGCTGAAAGAAGCTGAGAAGTCTATGCAAGAATTACAGCAGCAGCAACAGCAAGCAGAAATGCAAGCTAAGCAGCAGTCAGAACAACTACAAGCTCAAATGAAACAGCAAGAGCTAGATAATGCAAATCAAAATAACGAGCTTGATAGAAAGAACAAGATTGATATTGCAATGATACAAGCTGGTATGGCTGAAAATGCTGGCAAGTTTAATCTAGAGAAAGCTATGATGGATCAAGAAACTAAGTCACAAGAGGTTGCTATCAAGGCAAAAGAAGCTGATGAGGAGGCTAGATCTAACAGAGCTAATGAAGAAATAAAAAGGGAAGCAAACAAGAAGCGTAAGAGTTAATGACGAACGAGGAGCAGATGCAGGTCTTGAAAGAGGCCATCAAGTCAAATTATAAAGGCAGTCTTGCTGAAATTCTACAACCTCAACAGCAACCGCAAGGTCCTGAAGGTGTAGCTATGCAGCAGCAGATGCCTGAAATGCCTGTACCCCCAGCATCCCCTCCGAGAATAAACCCTGCAAGCGCACAACCTCCTGTGCAAGATAATCAAGGACACCTAGTACAATCTTATCAAAGTGCACCTCCTGGCCTGAGAAACTTACCATCAGGACCAGCAGAAGGTATGCTTATACAGAAGATGGAAAAGGGTGGTACTAAAGATCCTAATCCTAAGCAACCTACAGGTTCTGATGACAAGGCAGTAGTATCTGAAAGAACTTTTGACGCTTTTAAAAATCTTGATGTAGTAAAAGATTCTTATGAATTTATTCCTAACATAAAGCCAGATGAGATGCAAGATTATGTTGAATATGATGGCAAATTAGTAGATAAAGAGATTCTTAAAGACTATGAAGAAATTGAAAACCCTGTAATAAGGAAGGGAGTATTGAGTGATATTTTTGATCAAAGGAGGCTGGACAGAGAAGAGTATGTAGGTAGTAATATATTAAAGAGGTATGAAAACTATAAAGATGCTGGTAACGCAGACTATACATATGAGACTGGTAAGGAAATGGCAGATGCTCCAGTCTACAAAGCTATGGATAAGGTGCTTCCTGCACTCGATAAGCTTACTGACGCAGAAATCCAAGAGTTTACACGACTTATAAATACCTTAAGCTCTCCATATACAGAAGCAATGTCTGAGAATGAAGATTTTGGACAAGGTGATGCTTTTAAAATTCTTATGGGTCAAGACCTTTCTGGAATAAAAAAGTATAGAAAAAAGATGGGTCTTACTAAAGGGGACATTTTGGATCTTGTGCAGCCTGGTAAAAATGCTGGTGTAGCTACCAAAGCTCTTGCCTCATCTGCAAAGGCAGTAATAAGACTTAAAGACTTTAAAGATGGTGGATACAAGCCAAAATACCCACAGAAGTTTAACACCGGGGGTATGGATGAAAGGTATGCTGAGTATGAAGAAAATGTTTTTGATACTGATGATGCTTTATCATACGACGATTTTTCAAGAATAGCTAGTAGGTATGGAGATGATGCAGCTTACAATGCATACTATGGAAAGACTGGAAATGTAGCTTTAAAAGATGATTTTATAAAGTCTACCAAAAATATAGGATATAATCCTTATACAGGTAGGTATGCTCCTATAGATCAACTGCAAAAACAGTTTTCTAATGTAGTACCAGAAGGTTATGATTTCCAAACATATGATCCTACATTTATAGAAAAAACTGCTATTGGAGGGGGACAAGGCGTTGTGGTACAAGAGAAAGCAACTAATCCTGATCCACTAGCAGAAGAAAGAGAATTAGGTACATTTACAACAGAGGATTTAAGAGATTTTTCTGGGGCCCCTAAAAACTTTGACACATCTACTTCGAGAAGAAGAATGGGCAGTTTTGGAAGAGCGTGGGCTCAAAATAAATCTGGAGAGATGGGCAAGTTTGCGGAGGATGTAAGCAATATAGCATCTGTTGGAGTAGGAGGCGCTTTGATGGTGCCAACAATTAGCATGCTAGGAACCGCAGGAGCAGCAAACGTTCTTAGACAGACGGGTAGAACTTTACTATCTCCTATGAAAAGATATGGAGCCAAAGCTGCAACAGACTTTGTAAATCTTACTAGTAAATCTCCTGTTGGTCAAACTTTAATGCAAACTGCTAAATCAAAAACAGGAAATATATTGTCAGGATCGTATAATATAATGAAAGGTATGGCTGTTCCGAAAGCATATTCCATTTTAGCCAACCAAGCGCAAAGTGAGATTAAAGGTGAGGCAACTAGGGATAACAGGCTTCAAGCTTTTAAGAAAGCAACAGATGTTGTTCCTCAACTATCAAAGATTAAAGATACATTTAAGATAGGTAAAGATTTATATGATAAAGATTATGATAGTGCGGCTTTAAGAACTGTATCTTTACTTGGTAAGAAAAATCCTATAGTTAATTACGGAACTAAGTTCATTAATAAATTTACAAACACTAATTTAGTTAAAGCTGCACCAGAAGCAGCAGAGAACGTCAAAGGCAAAGTTATTGAAGGAATTAGCACACTTAAGCAAGCATTAACTCCAGAAAACAGACAGATTGCTGGAAATAGATATGGAGGATACAGAAAAAAACTTAGAAAAAAGAGACGCAAGTGATATATAATAAAGACATATCCAAAAACTTATATGTATGTGATATTACTTGTATAATTAACTATTTTTGTAAAAAATTAATATATAGATTATGATAGAACCAGGAGAAGAAGGCATCGGTTTGGATGATATTTCATTTGACGATGTTATTACAGGAGGATCAGAAAGCTCAGAAGTAGCAGATGATCTCGCAATAGACAACCCAAGTGATGAAGCTGAAGAGCTTGACGCGGATGCAGAAGAATTAGAAGAGTCTGAAGACGTAGAGGAAGAAGAGGAGTATGATAACGAAGAGGATGAAGATGAAGACGAAGACTACGACGAAGATGAGGATGAAGATGATGATAGAGAGCCTGTAGCTAATACAGTAGTATCTGAAATATTAGATCAGTTAGGATACGAAACTGATGAAGAGTATGATGATACGACAGAAGGTTTGTTAGCTATGACTCAAGATGTAGGAAAACAAATTGCAGAAGATCAGTTAGATAATCTGTTTGAAAACTTTCCATTAGTTAAAGATCATCTTGAATACGTTCTTAACGGAGGAGACTCTCAAGACTTTATGCAAGCTTATGATCCTAATTTGGATTACGGTAAGGTTGAGCTTGCAGAAGACGACGTAAGAAGTCAAAAAGCTATTTTGTCTGATTACTTTGCCACAAAAGGTCACGAACAAGAGTTTATAAATGAACTGCTTGAGGATTACCAGGATAACGGCAAGTTATTAGATAAAGCAAAAGCTGCACAAGGTGCACTGTCTAAGATGCAAGAAAGTAGTAGAGCTCAGCTAGTACAGCAGAGAAAAGCAGAAAGACAACAGCAACAAGAGCAGCAAGAAGAATTTTGGAATGGTGTGTATGAAACTATTGAAGAAACAGATGAGTTTGCAGGCATTACGGTTCCAAAGAGAGAGAAAAACAAATTTTTTGAATACCTCTCTCGACCAGTGTCACAGGATGGTAGGACACAGCGAGATTTAGATCACGCAGGAGCAGAAATAGAAACTAAACTCGCGATTGATTATTTAATGTACAAAGGTTTTGATTTATCAAAATTGGTAGAGAAGAAAGCTAAGACATCAAATGCTAAATCGTTAAGAGACAGAATTTCTAGAAATGAAGAGCGAGTTAAAAGCGCACGAAAAGCGTCAAGGCGCAAGAGTAAGCAAGTAGACTTAGATGATTTAGATCTTAACTTTTAATTAAAAATGGCAATTTTAAAATGCAACTTAACTTAAATAAAATTAGATAATTATGAGCTTAACAGGAACAAATATAAGCGTTCAAAAGACGTTTTATAATGATTCACAAATGACAGACATGAACAGTCTGGCAAATGCTCTTTTGTCAAAACCAACTGAACTTTCTCCGATTATCACACACTTGTCTGGTAAGGATGATAAGCGTTTCCCATTATCTTTCTTAACTGAAGGAGCTGGTAACGTTCAATCAATCGACAGATTAGAGTATGAATATCGTGTGGCAACCCACAAATTGAGAACTCGTCCATTGGCTGTGACAAATGCGGGCAGTAACTTAGGACAAGGAGGATCAACATTTACGTTGGTATTCCCTGATAAACGATTTGTATTTCCTTACGTATTAGTAAACTCTGCGGGTGAACTAGCACGTATTATGAAAGAACCTACTCCTTATTCAGCAGGAACAGGTTGGGAATACACTTTACAATTAGTAAATCCAGCGGCAGCTACAGTATTAACTTCAGGTTTTACTGCAGGTGATCTTTGGGCACAACTATATGCTCCAGTAGGTGTTGACTTCTCTAGAGGTAACGCTTCTAACTGGCAAGCACCAGGTAAAGTGAGAAACAAAATTACTACAGTACGTAAATCTTACCACATGTCAGGACATGCTAAGGATTATGTAGCTGAGTTTACTTTACCAACTAAAGGTGGTGGTTCTACTAACCTTTGGATGGATTATGAAGAGTATCAGCACATGCTTGACTTTAAAGAAGAGTGTGAGATGTACTACTGGTACGGACAAAAAACTTATGATGCAAACGGTAACACGTTTATGAAAGATGAGAATGGACAGCCTGTTATTGTAGGTCCTGGTTTATTCGAGCAGATCGTAAACACTGATACTTATTCAACTATGACTGAAACTAAGTTGAAAAACATCATTGGTGATTTATTCTATCAAATGACAGATGCTAATCAAAAGCAAGTTACATTGTACACAGGTACAGGTGGAGCTCGTGAATTTGATGAAGCACTTAAGTCTCACTTCTCGTCTAACACTTTCAAAGTAGGTGGTGAGAATAGATTTATAACAGGTAGCGGACGTAACTTAGGATTGACTGGTTACTTCACTACTTACGAGCACGTGGATGGACACGTAATCAATGTGGTTAAATTACCATTATTTGATCATGGTCCTGTTGCACAGGCTCGTGGAAAGCACCCAGTTACTGGTTACTCATTAGAGTCATACCGTATGGTATTTGTAGACCAGTCTAACTATGACGGACAAGCTAATCTTACAATGATCTCTAAGAAAGGTCGTGAGATGATGCGTTGGTGTGTTGCAGGTTCTGTAGTTCCTAGAGGTTTCTCTGGCTCAGACGCAAGAGCATCAGACGTTGATGGTGCAAGTGTACATATGTTGAAGACAGCGGGTATCTGCTTACGTAGATTTGATACTTCGTTGGATATTCAATGTGTAGCTTCCTAATTTAGGGAGTTAAAAGAGGCGAGCATTCGCAAGTCTATATATTGGTTTTTGGTTGAGGTCGTGGGGGCTTAGTGCCCCCACTTCTTCTATTAAAATATTGGAGAGTTATACTTTACATCCACTAATTAACACTTTAAAAGTACTAGATTATGAGTAAAAAAGTTTATTTACGAGCAAAATCGATTAATAATCATTTGCCAAAGGAAATTAACGCAAGCGCTATTAGAAGACTAAGCAGCGTGTATGTAAATCGACAACCACTAAAACCTTTTAGTCCGCAAGACGAGAAGAAGTATTTAGACGGTATGTTAGATGTAGATGGCGGTCACATGGAGTGGCCAAAACACACCAAAAAATTCTGGTCGGAATTTACCATACCAGTAGGCTTTGAAGGTGTAGAACTAGAAGTAGGAAAGACAGAAGATGGATCTCCTATTGACATTACGGATTTTATCAAATATAATTTTGCATTGAAGCATCCTCACGTAGCATTAACAGAAGAAGAAATGAACGCAGATTCAAACAAGCGTTTTTACATTCAAGATCTGGCTAAGAAGGATATGAAGCGTAATAATGATATTCAGGTTAAGAAAGATGCTGACAAGGCATTTATCAAAGTATCTACTGATGAAAAACAAATGCGAAGAGTGTTTAGACTATTAGGAAGTATTGATCCTAAAACTTTGACTAGAGAACAAGTAGAAAACTTACTCTATGATATTAAGGAAAAATCACCTAAGAAGTTTATCAAAGTATCTCAAGATAAACACTTAGAACTGAAAGCAGAAATCGAGACAATGGTATCTGCAGGAGTACTAAGAAAGATAGGTAACCAAGTTATCTTTATTGATGAGGTATTAGGAGAAACAATGGATGACACTGTTATACACCTGAATGACAAAAAGAACTCAGGAAAATTAACTACTTTAAGAGCAAAACTTAAAACACTAGCATCTTAATGAATGTAACTGAAATGCATATAGCTGTACAGCAAGGAGTGGATAAGATTAATTCACTCCAAGCTGACAGTTTGCTATCCGAAGAGATAGACATTGAATTAAACAAAAACATGTTTAGGTTTATCAATACCAAGTATGGTAGAAATAACCTATACAGAAAAGGATTTGAAGAATCCCAAAAAAGAATAGATGACTTACGTACGCTTGTGCGCGAGTATGAAGCTCCTGTATCATTTAAGGAGCAACTAAAGACAAGAATATTTGTTGACACATTTCAATTACCAAATGATTATATGTATTTGGTAAACCAAATGTCAAAGCTTTGGATTAATAATTGTAAAACAATATCATACAACTTAGTTAATCCACCAGCAATTTCGTTCTTTACATTAGATTTAAACAACTTTGTACTTAATAACCAGCTTGGAGATTCTACAGCATTTGTACAAAGTATAGAAATGGTAGCAGATATTACAGGCACAGATCCTACATCTGCTTCAATATGGAGTCCATCAGCTGCATTACTAGCTACAGGCTGGACGCCACAATCATACCCGTCAAATATAGAGGCGGTAAAACAAGACATATTAGATAATTCAGGACCTGGCTTTGATATATATTGGGAAGAATATGAAACACTAAACTTTCCAGGACAGTTTGTAGTTATTGTAGATACAGATCAGCATGACTGGTTTAACTATGATTTATCTGCAGGAAATGTTAGCCACGCAGTAGGTAATCCTGTAGCAGGAGCTACACAACCTGCACAACAAGCAGGACAGGTTATGGATACAACATATTCTGAAAGAAGAGAGCCATTAGAGTTTTCTGCAAGAATACAAGAGGGAAATAGATTCTCTCAACAAGACGACATATTTAAGCTTTTAGATGACCCGTTTAATACAACAAAGCACACTTCTCCATTAACAACAGTGAGAGGTAGATCTATAGACGTATACACTAGTGATATATTTATAATAGATACGCTAAAAATAACGTACATCAGAAAGCCACAAGAAATATCCTTACCTTTGGGGGTAAATTGCGAATTACCAGAGCATACGCATCAAGAAATTGTGTCTATGACAGTAAGTAGCATTTTAGAAGCTATCTCTGATCCAAGATATAAAACAGCGATTGGAGAAGTTACAAAGAATGAATAATTATTAATAGCGGCATAGCCGCATAAATTTTAAAAAAATGGCAAGACAATTGTTAATCGGAGACGGTACTGCAGTAGCATATACTAATGGTCTCTTAGCTGACGGAGCTATTGATATTCAAAAGCTATCTTCAGACGGGCCTACTTCATTAGTTGCAGGAGAAACTATTGCAGATTCTGATCAAATTAGATTTGTACAAGGTGGTCCTTCAGGAATTGATGTAAATATTGTATCTCCTTGGGTTTACGGACGTGACCTACAGGTAGTCAGTGGAAAATCTGGTGCAGCTCAAACTGCAGAAGTAGCTAGAATTGCATTAGCAACTAACGCAACTGCTGCTGGACAGCACACTATTAAAGTAATTAACTTAACTAATGGTGCTGAGCCATTTGAGTTTAAGTCATATACAATTACTGTAGCTGCGGGTGCAACTCCAACTACACAGTGTACAGCTTTTACTACAGCTATTAATGCTGACTTACCTTACTGGGTAAACAGTATTACTAACAACGGTACAAGTATTGATTTTACTGGTTTTAAGAAAGGTGAAAGTTTAGTTGATGGGTCAGTTCAATCTGAGTTAGTTCACATGGACTTTGCATTTGAAGCTATCGATGGTAATGGTAATGGAACAGCTGATACTGTAACTTATCAAACTGCTGGAGATAGAGGTGTAGGTGATGGATTCTATATCAAAGAAATGGAAGAAGAATTAAGAGGTATTAATTATGGTTTCTACAATAGAGTAGAATTACCTAACACTCCAGCTCAAAGTGCTGATACAAGTGTTGCATATGATATGTATCACATTGTATCTACTAAAGATGGAAGCTCAAGCTCTCAAATTCATGGTGTAGATAATTTAATTGAAATCTATATTGCATTCAAGTCAGGTGATGCTGATGGTGTAATATTTGAGAACAAATTAAATGGGTATACAGGTTCTGTAGGATTTGCTCCAGTAATATTATAATTTATTAACTTTTAAAAACAAATAAAAATGGCACATCCTAAATTAATGACAGCACACGCTAAATACGACTTTGCAGTTGATGGCGGCGCTATAAGTACAATTGTACCAGCTAACTCTGCAATTATCCCTGATAATGCAGTTATAGTTAGATGTTACTCTGTGGTTACTACAGCAATGACAAGTGATGGTTCAGCAACTTTAGCT